GCTTCGTAGAGCTCCTATCGCAGCTTCAAATCAAGGTCAAGCTATTAGAGGTCAGCATCCTACTTTCTTAGTAGTAGATGAGAGTCCACTTATAGATGATAAACTTTTTATAGATAATGTAGAGCCATGTATTGTATCGAATAGAGCTCCCTTTATTAACTTAGGCACCCCTAAGAGTAAAGTAAACCACATGTTTCGCTATCTTTATGACGAAGCATATGAAGAAAGTTTTGAGCAACTAGTGTTTACATGGAGAGATGCTGTAAATCCGGGAAGAGCTTACTCTGCCCCTTATACAGAAAGTGATATGTTAACGAAAATGATGGAATGGGGGGAAGATTCAATATATTGGAGGACAGAATATGAGTGCGAGTTCATCGAATCAGTCTCACAAATCTTCAATCCCGAACATGTTAGAGCCTGTAAAGAAGCCTATTCCTTTGTCGAGCGCGGAACAGAAGTTAATAACTGTGTTGTGGGCGTGGATATTGGTAAATCCGTTAATAGCACTGTTATTAGCGTTTGGAGTACCGAAAAGTCTGACGAAGGTAATATTGCACGTCTTATCAATTTGGAAGAGATTGGTCCAAAAACTGGAGGACACGATATACCATATCAACGCAGTCGTATTCTTGCTAATTGTAGAGACTTTGGTGCTCGTAGGCTTATTATTGATGCTACTGGTATTGGCGGCGCGATTGAACAAGAGATGAGAATAGCGTGTATACAAAATAAACCACAAATACATTTTACCCCGTTTATATTTACGGGCGGTCCTAAAGGGACCAAAACACAAGTATATAGAGACATGGCTCAATACTTACAGCAAGCAAAGGTTAAAGTACCCGACCCTGCGGGGTTAGTGGCTAACGAAGCAAAGTTAGTTAATAAATGGATATCAGAGCATATAGCGTTAGAATATGTTATGGATGCTGCTCAGAAGACAGAAAAGATATCAGCACCAGATGGTAAACATGATGATTATTGTGACAGCACTGTTATAGCATTACATGCCGCACTGGGTATGTTACCCCCAGAATCGTCGTTTTCATCGGTAACCTTAAATACCCCTACGCGAGCAGTACCAACCAAGACTAATAATTATGCCACAGGTGGTATATTTGCTAAAACTTCAAGCAGAAGAGTGGTAAATAAGCATGCTCCGGGTGGAATTTAGCGAAAGCTTTATATACTAGCTTCGCATAAAGGGTAAGGATAGCTATGGCTCTGAGTGATTATTGGCCCTTCAAAAGGCGAAGTTTCGCAACCGTTGGGCATGACCCATCCTATAAAAAGGACGACCCAAAGAGCTATGGGGCTGGAGTTATTAGAAGGCTGCAAGTCACTAATGATAACGGCTATGGAAAATCAGGGGGAAGCAAGGAACCGCAAGTAGGAGATTATAGAACTTACATGAACGTTTATTTGTCTGACCCTATTGTAAGAACCTTAATAGACTTACCATGTTTATATGCTTCTAAAGACGGATATGACATTGTAACAGATAGTGACGAAGAAAGAATAGCTATCACTAAACTATTTGATGATATAAATATAGAAACATTATTATATAGTTGGATACGTAATGGTAGAATATTTGGTACTTCATATTTAGAATGGACAGGAGATAATTTAATTCTAAGGTCTTCTCAGAATTTATTCGTACAAAGAGACCCTAATGGTCAGATTATGTATTATTATCAAGATTTAGGAGGAGACGCTGACTCAGTGAGGTTTGAAGAAAATGAAATTATTGAATTTAAAAACAATCCGTTTGATGACTATGCTTATGGTCTTAGTGACATCCATCCAATTTTGTACTTGGTTGACCTTAAAGATTATGCAGAACGGGATATTGGTACTGCTCTCAACAAATACGCTAGTAGTCGCTTTGATATTAGCGCTGGACTTCCCGATATGCCTTATGGTCCTGACAAAATTAATGAAATTGTATCAGCGTTCAACGGATTAGAACCCGGTGAAGATATAATTCACGGTAACGATATAGAAGTTAAAGAGTTACAAGGCACACAAAGAGCATTTGAATACGGTAAGTATACAGATGACATATTAAAGAAGATACACATGGCATTAAAAGTGCCGGTTACGATGTGGGACGACCCAGAAAAGGCACGCCCTATATTCGAACCTTACGTTAGACACCTCCAGAGTCAGATAGAAGCATCTATCAACCAGCAGCTTATGCCGCAGGTAGAATCTGGAGAAGCTAAATTTAAATTCCGTCAATTGAATGTCGATGACGCTTTCTTGAAAGCTAAAACAGATATGATATATCTTTCAGAGGGCGTTCTTTCGCCTCAGGAAGTAAGGATGGAACGAGGACTAAACCCCGATGGTATAGTGGAACAAATGGAAACAGCAGAAAATGCAAACATATCAGGTGGTAAAGACCAAGATAAGAAAGAAGAGTCTAAAAGGACTGAAAACCGTGCTGGAAATCAACCAGCTGCGAACGCAACGGGGGACAGAGAAAAATGAGCGATAACTATGTATACGAGCGATGCTTGATAGAAGTAGCTCCATCGCTCAAGAAGCGCGGTGTAGAGAACTACGAAGAGACTGCGGCAAACTTATGTCGCATGAGGGTAGATGAAGGGGTATTTCAAGATGAAAGAAGTATTCGTTCTTTTGCCGGGGACCATAACGGTACACAACGCTCTTTTGCGTTGGAACTAGGAGAGGCAGTGACCAGTGACGATTATATCGAATACCCAGTTATTGCAATTACTTCGGGGCCCCACGATGAGAATGGCGACCAAAAGGTTTTTATAGAACCTTCCATTCTTGGGAAAAATATAAATGCTTTTAGTGAGCTTCCAGTTTATTATAATCATCAGAGGACTAGCGACGATTTACTCGGAACGGCTATCAACCCAGAGTTAGTCGAAATGGATGATGGTAAGAAGGCTATTAAGATGCTCGCACGTATCCATAAGGATGCAGCGAAAGCAAATGAAGTGTTGGAAAAAATAGAAAACGGTGAGATGACGCATGTTAGTATTGATTGGTTCTCCAAGGATATAGACGTCATGGGAGAGCCGTTCGCTACAGACATACGCCCAATTGAGGTGAGTTTCATTGATAATGAGACACGCACACCCGTTTGTGACGCATGTACAATTGAAGACGGAAAGAAATGCGATGAACACCGTGAATTCGGTGAAGAATCGAAAGATGAATCTGACTGTGGCTGTGGTGGTCATACAGATTCGTGTACCTGTGAAACACACGGGACACACAGCGAGGAAACTATGGCAGAAGAAATAGTAGAAAAGTCCTCAGAGAGTAACCCTATCGTAGAGCGTGAATTCGCAGCTATGAAGGACCAACTTTTTGAGATGAAGACTTCTTTCGACGAATTGAACGCCAAACACGAAGAAGCTCTCGCTATAGTGGCAAAGTTCGAAGAGGAATCTGAACAACGCGCAACAGCAGAATCTGTTGCACGCAGAGACACCTTCGTAAACACTATTATAGCAAGAGAGGCACTTCTAGGAAACGTCAACGACGAATCCAAAGAAGCACGTGTTTCGGAGCTCACTAGTTGGGATGAAGTTAAGCTAGAAGGATTTAGTATCGCTATGGAGTCTATACCAGTACCAGAAGAGGCAGAACGCACATTTGGTAAAGGAAAGGCCCATGAAGATACTGAGCAACCAGTAGAAACAGAAGCAGAAGAGACCCCACGCATGTTTGCGATGGATAACGGACGTATCGTTTTTACAGGAAAAACACAAAAAAAGGAAATAGGAAATAAATAAATATGGCAGTAAATATATTAGTTAACGATGGTGGAGCACCAGCACGTATAATGAAAATAGCAAACGCAGGAACTGATTTAACCGCAGGAACTATCGTCGCATTCGACGGTACTAACGTTATCGCAGCAGCTGAAGATTTGCCCTCATTATTAAATGATGCAGTAGGTGTACTTTTCGTTGACGCAACAAGTGGCGACCCAGCATCTGTTTTGACAGGGAGCGGAATAATCTGCTTCTTGAAAGCAGCAGCAGGCGCTATCGCAACCGGGGATAAACTCGGACACGACGCAGCAGGATTAGCAGTAACAGCTACATCCGCAGACCAAAGATTCGCAGTTGCTCTAGAAGCAAAAGCAGCATCACACAGTGGATACGTAAAGGCACTGGTACTATAGATATAAGGAGAAAAAATGGTTACAGCAAAAGAAGGATTAATGACATCCAATTTCAGCGATACCGCAAACCGCGTACTTATAGATTACAAAGACGCAATCCAAGACTACAAAGTCACGGATATGCCTGTAATCTCTTTGTTCGCAGAGCGATTTACAACTGATACTGGAGGCGACGTAGATATTACGTTCGCAAAACCTAGCATG